CATGCTTGACAGGGAACGTCCTTGTGCTGCCCTGAATGTCGACACAGCAAAGTGAAACAACTCAACCAAAGGTGCAGGGCCACTAGCTCTACCACCAAATGTCTTGAGCCTTGCACCCGCTGGGCGTACTTGACTTACATCCCACTTAGGTATCTCACCTGCCCACAGTAACGCCAGTACCTGACGTAGTGCCTTAGCCCAACCTTCTTTGCTATCCTTAACTACTACAGTTGTCTCACTAATATACAACTCAGGTACTTCTGGTAGCTTACTAATGAACTGACGCTCAACGCTGAATCCTACCCCAGTGCCACACAGAAGGATGTACATAGCCTCATCGAATGACTTAGGATCATCTACTGGTAAGTAACTACAGTTGAACCCTGCGGTGTTGTCACGATCTAATGCAGGGCCAGCCGACATCATTGCCCTCATAGATGGCATAACGTCTAAGCTAAGGATAGCTTCCTCAATCTTACTTACTTGCCCAGTAGATACAGATGCTACCTTACGTACTACGTTATCTATGTATCGCCCTACTGTCTCTGTCCATGACTCCCTGCGTCCCTCGTTGTCTAACCAACGTGCATACCGTGAAGTATGTATGAAGGCTTGGTAATCTGTTGGTAAAAAGTTATTCATATGTGTCTACTCCGCTATTGTTTTAATTGATTGGATCGTCATACCATCTACATCGTAGATAAATTCTTGTAGGGCTTCTCTTATCTCATCGTTTATAAGATAGTCTGCTGGCATTTGATACTCCTTCTCGTCTATGTTAAGGGTTAAGAATACTTTAACTATCATTTTGATCCTCAATCAGTACGTTGAGATACCACTGTGCTTTCTTCAAATCTTCTACGCCATTCTTGTACTTGAACCGCCATAGATATTTCATAATGTTACCCTGTAGATAGAAGGAGAAACCTTCCTCACCTGTAGCTGCACGAATTGCATCAATACATTCTACACCCGCAAAGTTATAATGCGCTGGTGAATTTACCATGTCATCATCCTCTAGTGCTTTCATTTCTTACCCCCTCGTTGTTTGAAGTTTACGTTGATTACATTTTCTTCTACACTGTTTACTGTAGCGTCTGGTATACCGTCTTCTTCTTCTTGCTCGTCTTCAACTCTTTCTATTATAGCAGTAAGTTTGTCACGAACATAATCATCTTCTTCCATAGCTGGTAGTGACGCACATACCATCTTAGTTATTCCCATAAGGTTGAAGTGATCCTCATCGGACATATTATTTTCATCTGTAGTAACAGTACCCACCAGTAACTCGCCTGTCCACTCGCCCCTTTTATCTAAGAAAGGTGTTAACCTAATGATGTAATCATTTGCATTGAAGTCTAAAAATATTCTGTCTTCTATCATAAGTGTCATCTCCTTTTTACCTTTCTGTATGGGCAATGTATCAGTGATGGATGCATGTCCTTACCTTTTTCTTCTAACCATTCGAGGGGAATGATCCTGTCGTGATACTTTATACCATTCTTTTCACACCATTGTCCATAGTTACTTTTAGCTCCCTTACTTAATTTTTTTCTGCTACTTGTAAATACAAATCGTATGTCCAACTTAGGATGCTGTGTCTTAACAGCTAAATGTTTACGCCTGTCATCCGCAGAAAACAATCCCTTTGTCTCAATTATTATACCATTCTTCAGCACAAAGTCTGGGGTATAGGTGCGGTACATAAGGTCTTCCCATTCAATCTTGACTTCCTCATACTTGAACGGCATGTTATGCTCAATGAGATAGTCTTTGGTTCTAACCTCTAGTCCACTCCTATACCCATGCTTCATGGCTGCAGAGAATTGCTTACCGTTCACCTTATGTACGCCACAGTAGGTAACGTCTTAGCTTGAGATACTTTAGATGGTTGTTCGTCTATATCAAAGCAAGCAAATCTGTAATCACAAAACTTACAGTTGTCATTTAGTATCATGTTGCCTGACTCTTTACCCCTGAATGTTTCGGGTACAGGTTCAAAGCAACGCTCAAACTTGTTATCGTTTACTGACTTAACTGTATCCTCTAGCTTGGCTATCTCATCGTCTAGTACAAGGCCATCAGCAGGGACATACTTGATGTTGCCGTTAGCTTTGTTGACTACCCACCAGCCACCTACCTTCTTACCAGTAGCCTTAGTGTAGCCTGCTAACTGTCCTACGTAACCAAAGGGGTCACTCTTAGCCAGTGTATCATATGACGCAAACTTATTACGATAAGACCAATCAGATGCAGACTTAACGTCATCTAATGCACCGTCCATAACAAGGTCATATGATCCCTTGATTGTTTCACCGCCTAACTCCAGTGTTACAAAGTTATCTTTATCTTCGTATGGAACACCTGCTTCTTTGATTATACCCTTGAAGGCTGCTTCAACGATGTCTCCCAGTAGCATGTTCATTACGAAGGTGGTTGGTTTGGGCAACGCAGTCTCTGGCTTGTTCTTCGCAAACCAAAGCTGACAAGTAGGCTTACCAATGTTAGACATCCGTAAGCGAAACTCATCACGCTTGTTGCCCCCACCAAACTGGCGTCTCATAGCATCCATTACATCTGTACCAATCTGTGTGATTGTTTCTTCCGACATGGAAGACGTTCCAGATGTAGCATCTTCAAGATACTGATTAATCGCCAGTTCAGCAGGGTGATTCATTAGACAAAATCCTCTTCGTTAATGTCTACGAATGACTCAACCGTGTCTACATCTATGTCCTCATCCTTACGCATGTTATCGCTCCATGCATTGAGGATGTATGTATTGTAGTTCTCAATCCACGCAATGAAACTTGCGAACACTTCCTGTGCATGGTTATCCATCTCCAATGTAGTGCCAAGGTCTAGCTCTGCCTCTGGTACAAAGAAGCTGCTACCATTAGGTAGTGGAACTTCTCTTGTAGTAAGAGCCATGTTGTGCTGTGGTGGTAGACGCCGCATCTTAGTTAGCTTAGTAAACTGTTCGCCCATTGTCTTGAAGGCATCACGGTTATCAATCTCCCAGATGAACGGGGTTGTATCTACGGATACGGGAGTACCCTTTTCGTCTGTAGGATTGACCAACTCTACCGTACCAAACAATGCACGAACACGCTTAATAGACTTGATTAGTTCCTTCATTGTGTCAGGCAGTGCAGCCCAATCTTGAATGAACCCTGCTGGCTTACCGCAGTTGAAGCCACCCTCGTTGTCCTTCATGTCGTTGTTAAGGTCATTAGCCATAACAGTCTTGAGGAAACGATTAGCAGTATTGTCATTGCCCTTGATAAACTTCTTGTACATAAACCGCTGAAGGAATGGACGAATGGTAACACCCTCTGCGTAGTGCGTAGGCCCATCAGGTATCTCCAACTTGTATGCGCCACCACCTATTACTTCGATGTTCTTCATCTTACCCTTGATCTCTTCCTGACCCATGATAGGTGTGTGGTGGATGCGAAGACGTGCAAGGGTACTTGCCTTACTTGCCTTGCTGGTTGACTCTGCGTTCATGCCCATTGCTTGAGCCATTGCTGCAAAGTTGTTCGTGTCGATTGTTGTTGTTACTTGATTCATATTTTATTTCTCCTATTTAGGTTGTGCGAAAGTATGTTATATCACACTACATCTTTTGTGTCAAGCCAGTTTGGGCCTATCTTTGCCTCTAATAGTAGAGGGATGTTAAAGTCTATGCCCCACTTGCGATTGACGATTGGTATCAGCTTATCGTTAGCTGCTTGTATTACCCTTAGTACCTTCTCCTCTTCCTCTGGGTGTATGTCAATTACAATTGAATCATGCACCGTATTGACTACGCAACTACGTAGCTTGTTTGCTGTCAGTAACTTATCAATGTATATCAGAGATATAGGTACAATGTCAGCCGTTGCAAACGATTGGACAGGATAATTTTTAATCTGTGTGAAAAAAGTCACACCCCCGAACCTTCGCCGTACTACATCAGGGAATGAAAACTCACGCCCAGATGGTGTAGTTATCTTACCAGTGTTCAATGCTTCCTTGGCTAGTTCTTTGTGCCAAGCAGCTACACCAGAATACTTTGTCGTAAACTGTTGATAGTATGCCGCTTCTGCAGGGCTACGACCGAACCCACTAGCCCCATACAAGGGAGCGAAGGTGTGTGCCTTGGCATCTTGACGTGACATAGGCTGACCTGCATCTGATATAACTTGTGCAGTGTAGCTGTGTACATCAAAGCCTGTAGTAACCTCATCAATTGCAGCCATGTCTTGTGATAAGAACGCTGCGACACGAAACTCTAGCTGTGCAAAGTCAGCTTCCATGATTTTCCCACCGTGCCAACGGGAGATGAACACCTTCTTGACAGGAAAAGTACCGCCACGTGGCATGTTCTGCATGTTGGGGTCAGCACCTGACAACCTACCTGTACCAGTGCGGTGTTGTAGTAATCGTACATGTAATTTACCGTCAGCCTTTACGTGTGTTGCTATGCCCTCTACGAAACTACTGAGGTATGTCTCTACTGCTGACAACCTACGTACATTCTGAAGGAATGACTCTGCTTCTTTCATACCCTTGGAACGGGCAATGCCCTCAAGGAATACAAGGTTGTCTTTGCCTGTACCGAAACCGTTAGCACTGATCCACTTGGCATTAGGTGGTGTAAACTTTAGGCCAGCAACGCTGCTAATGTTGTTGGTAAACGTGTACCCACTAGCGTCACAGTTAATACACTTATTAGAACGTGCATACTGTGTGCCATCCTTTTTCTGCTTCCATACCTGACCACTGCCATTACATGTGCGGCACTGGTGTGCCTTCTGCTTGTACAACTTCTCGCTCTGTTGAGTAATAGTGCGTCTGTATTCTGCATCAGGCATACGTTCATCAAACAAGTCTGCCCACATTTTCTTGTCGTGTGGCTTACGGCTGTAGATGACCCAAGACAATTGCTCTGGGCTGTTGAGGTTGATAGGTCTGTCACCCATAAGGTCACTGGCTTGCTCCTCAAGTGCAATGCTCAAGACATTACGCTCTTGCTCAAACTCATCACGAACTTCCATCAAGGCGTCCATGTCAACTTGAAAGCCACGCTGATAGATACGGGCAAGGTGTATACACAACTGATTGGTTAGCTGTATCGTTGGTACTAGTGACTTGCATCCCTCGTACCTTGTCTGCAAAACATCATACAACTGTTGTGTAGCGTGGAGATCGTGCGATAGATACTCCGATAGTTCAGCGTGAGGTATATCACGTGTGGAATATCCATCCTTAAAGTACTCCTTCAATGTGTCCTGTTTCTTTGTGTCTAACTCGTACCGTTCCGCACACGCTTCAAGTGATAGCGGTTGCTTCTGTCCACGTTGCAGAACGTACTCACCCAACATGGTATCGAATACCTCACCGTCATATACAAACCCTGACTCCCATAGCCACAGTAGATCATGCGGTGCGTTGTGTGCAATAAGTAAAGAGGTGGCATCTAATGCGTCTTGCACTATACGCCGCCCCTCTGTAGTAGGTTGTTGCTCTGCGTGATCGAAAGTTATAATGTCTTCGTTTCCAAGATCATCTAGCATACCTACCATAACTAATGTATTCTCTGACTCAAACGGATCAAGGTGTAACTTGCCATTGCGTTTGACCACTGTGTTCTCTACGTCTAGGGTTAAGTGTTTCATGTTGGTATTGTCTCCCCTTAGTCTGACCATGTGTCCCATTCATCTAGTACTACGAAATTGTTATCGTATATATCTTGCGTCATGTCAACCCCTGTGTTATAAGTATTTAAACTTTCTACATTTAGTTGATCTCTAAATTGTTCCATAGCTATGACTGCTTCATCAATTGTTAGATTGTTATCCATCATTGCTCTATACAATCTAATCTCTTCGTTAGATGTTCTAGTTGTCATTACGTTCTCCTCTTTGTACAGATGCCTGCTTCTCATCCTCTGTCATGGGCTTTATGTAAGGTACAACCCTTCCTGTGTTCCACTTGGTTGCACGTTTCTCTGCCTCTTCCTTTGTCTTAAAAACTATAGGTTCATCCATAGCTGTGAAAGCATCCTTACCTGTGTCGTAGATAAGCTCATCCCTTTCAACCTCAAACATTACTGCGTACATCTTCTTCTCCCTTCAAACCATTTTCAATTAAGTGTACAAACCCTGCGCTAAATATCTTAGCGTATGTGTCGGCGTCCATCTCTACTTGTAGTAGGCAAGAGCCATCCTCATTGTCGGTGATCTCTAAGATTTTTATTGTATTGCCCATTATTACTTCTCCAATCTCAATGCAAACCACGATACAGGAAACAGTTTCTTCATACTGTCACAGATTTGATTTGCTACTAGCCTAGTTTCGTATTGTGTATCACCTGTACATCTAAGGTTACACATATCTGCAAAGGCGTCAAGGCTACCTGACCAGTACCACTC